AAAATGAAACAATAGTAAGTCCTGAAAATGAACCAATAGTAAGTCCTGAAAGTGAACCAATAAGTCCTGAAAGTGAACCAATAAGTCCTGAAAATGAACCAATAGTAAGTCCTGAAAATGAAACAATAGTAAGTCCTGAAAATGAAACAATAGTAAGTCCTGAAAATGAACCAATTATAAGTCCTGAAAATGAACCGATAGTAAGTCCTGAAAATGAACCAATAGTAAGTCCTGAAAATGAACCAATTATAAGTCCTGAAAATGAACCGATAGTAAGTCCTGAAAATGAAACAATTATAAGTCCTGAAAATGAAACAATAGTAAGCCCTGAAAATGAAACAATTATAAGTCCTGAAAATGAACCAATTATAAGTCCTGAAAATGAACCAATTATAAGTCCTGAAAATGAAACAATAGTAAGTCCTGAAAATGAACCAATTATAAGTCCTGAAAATGAACCAATTATAAGTCCTGAAAATGAAACAATAGTAAGTCCTGAAAGTGAACCAATTATAAGTGCTGAAAATGAACCGATAGTAAGTCAAGAAAGTGAAATTGTTAGTCAAGAAAGTGTTTTAAAAAGTATTATTAGCGATAATGAAGAACCATCTTCTGTTAAAGAGACTATTTCTTTCAAAAGTATTACTGAACCTCTAGAAAAGATACCTACATTAAGTATTGATGAAAAAGAAATAAATAAACCTCTTTTAGAAGAAGAGGACAAAGAAGAAAAAGAAGAAGAAGAAAAAGAAGAAAAAGAAGAAGAGGAAGAAGAAAAAGAGGAAGAAGAAGATGAAAAAGAGGAAAAAGAAGAAAAAGAAGAAAAAGAAGAAGAGGAAGAAGAAGAAGTTAGAAATATTGATGGTATGAAATTAAACAAACCATATTATTTTCAAAATTTAATTGAAAAGAAAGATCCAATACTTATTTTAAAAGAAGATACGCCACAATTTAATTCTTACACTAGGACATGTAGTTCTACAATGAGAAGACAACCTGTTATATTATCAAATTCTCAATTAGAAAAAATTCAAAAAGAACATCCAAATTTTTTAAGAGACGAAGATGTAGTAAAGTATGGTTCTAATCCAAAAAATCAATTTAATTATATTTGTCCAAGATATTGGTGTTTAAAAACGAATACTATAATAGATCCTAAGGAATTAAAACAAGTAAAAGGTACAGATGGAAAAATTGAACTAGTACATCCTACTTGCGGAAAAGTACTACCAAAAAATGAAAAAACTATAAAACCTGGTTATTATATTTATGAATTTTATAAACCGGAACATAAAAAAATAAAACAATATAAAGATGCTTTTGATAAAAATGATAATGATAATGATGGTTTAATAACATATGATGAGTTTAAATTAGCATTAAAAAAATTAAAAGAAGTTTCTACTGAAAAATCAATGCAAGAAATGTTCAATTTTGCAGATAAAGATAAAAAAAATAAGTTAACTTTTGATGAATTTATTGATATAACTACACCTAAAAAGTATCCTAGTTTGATTCCAGATTCTCATCCAGATGGTTTTTGTTTGCCATGTTGTTTTGATAAATATAATACTGAAGGTAGAGTAAAGGCAATGGAAAAATGTGCAACAGATAAAAAATCAATATCTACAAAAGATAAAAAATTAGTTGATCAAGATGAATATGTAAAATCACCAGAAAAATTTCCACTTGATCCAGGAAGATGGGGGTATCTACCATTAGAAATACAAACTTTTCTACATGTAGTAAATTCTGAATGTCAAATAAGTAATACAAATACAAATATAAAAGAAAATCATCCTTGCTTATTAAGGCACGGAATTGAAATAAGTAGTAATCAATCGTTTATTGCTTGTATATCAGATTCAATATTTTTTGCAAAAAAAGTTTCAAATAAAAAACTAAATCCTACAGATGGAAAAATTTTAAGTATTGAACAAATGAAGGATTTAATAATTAGTTCAATAACAATTGATAGTTTTATAAAATATCAAAATGGAAATTTAGTTACAGATTTTCAAGATTTAGAAAAAGAAGTAGATATAAATAAATATAAAGATTCAAAGCTTTATTCAAAATTAAATTTTACAAAAAATGAAGATAATGTTTATTTTAAAAAAGTTGTATCTGCTTATGAAAATTTTGTTGATTTTTTAAAAGATCCTAATTCATTAATTGATCATACATATTTGTGGGATGTTATAAGTATGCCAAATCAATTACTTTTTCAAAATGGTATAAATCTCGTAATATTAAAATTAAATGATGATGATATAACTAATAATGTTAGCATTTTATGTCCAACTAATCATTATTCTTCAGAATTTTATCAAGCAAGAAAACCAACCATTATATTAATTAAAAAAGATGAATATTATGAGCCAATTTATTCTTATACAAATAATAATTTAAATGGTGAAAAAAATATATTAATTACAAAAGAATTTAAAGAATATGATCCCAAACTTTCAAAAACAATGAGAGCTATATTTAAAGAAATAATAAAACCTTTTTTTGATGTTATATGTAGACCATTAGATAGTATGCCTAATATTTATAAAGCTAAAAAAGGAATACTTCTTTATGATTTGATTCAAAAATTGGATAAATATGAGTATACGATAAAAATATTAGTAGTAAATTTCAATAACAAAGTAATTGGACTTATAGCTGAAGAACCTAATTCTGGTAGATTAGGTTTTGTTCCTTGTTATCCTTCTTATGTAGATGAATCATTTAAAAAAGGTTTAGATTATGTATTTATGAATGAATTAGGATTATGGAATAATTATCAGAATACTATAGAATTTTTAAATAAATTGGATAAAAGAAGTAAAAAACGTAAAGAACAATCAGATATACCATGCAAACCAGAATTTAAAGTTGTTGAAGACGAACATGTTATCGGTATTTTAACAAGTACTAATCAATTTATTCAATTATCCGAACCTATACGTTTAGATGATGTGCCTCCTTTTTTAGATATTCCAACAATAAACAATAACAATTATATTATTGATATTAAAAAAACACCAATGGTTCAAAGTGAAATTGAATTTACAACTCAAACTGGTGTTGATAAAGAGCGTGTTGATTATATTAAAAAAATACGTTTAGAATCTAGTTTTTATAATGTGTTTAGAAATACTATTCGTATTTTAGTAAATAATTATGAAAATAATAATTTGAGAGAACAAATAGAAAAAGAAATGTTGAAAGAGTATATTATATATTCAGAAAAATTAAAAAATATAGATAAATTACTTAGAGGTTTGGTAAAAAATAAAATTCAGTTTATTGGCGATGAAAATTATTATAAATTAATTAATGAAGTATCAACATGTATTGTTAAAGATGCAGAATCATGTAATTCTGTTCCAAATTTATGTGCTGTAACTGACAATGGTGATTGTAATTTAATTTTACCTGAAAAAAACTTAATAACGAAAAAACCTAATGAACCTATTTATTATGGTCGTATGGCAGACGAACTTATAAGATATACTAGAATAAAGTCATTTATGTTGCAACCACAAACTTTTCTTTCTTTTGGAAATATAGGGTATAATTTGAGGGATGATGAAATTATATTAATACAATCTTTATTAAATCAAGAATATTTTGAAAGTTTAATACCTGCAAGTATAAATAAATATGCCAAATATTTATCGTATGATGAAGTAGAACCAATAAAAACACAATTATACGAAAATAAAATTGAATCTTTAGACCATATAATTAACAGAAAAAATGAAGTTATTTGTAATAAAACAAAAAATGATATTATAAAATCAACTATATGGAAATCGTGTTTTCCTGATAATTATAATGAATTTGTTTATGGTAAAAATAATGTATGTACTTTTGAATGTATTATTGATTTAATAGAGAGAAAAACAGGAGTAAAATTTACAATTAATCAAATTAAGAATCAATTATTTGATGAATATAAAATATATCTTGGTGAATATATTAATAAAATTTTAGATATTTTAATACTAGAAGGAAAAAAAACACTTGGTGATCAAGTTTATTCTGGAACACTTACTTTTTCAAATTTAATTTATACTGATAATTATTTTTTGACACCATTAGATTTATGGTTACTTGTTGTAAAATATAAAATATCTTCTATTTTTATTTCACAAAAAACTATTTTACAAACAAATCATGAAAAACATGAATTTATTGCTTATGGTAATAGAGAAGATGAATTTGCTTTTATTATTATACCTGGATTAAGACCAGAAAATATACCTGAATACAAAATGATTTCAAGTAATGATGGAGATATTTTTATTTCTCTCAACAAATTAAATGATGAATGTGTAGAGAGAATTTATAATGCTATTGAAAATCAAATTTCGATTAAAGAATATTTAACTAAATTTGTAAAACCTAAAGCAACTATTTATGTAAAAAAGAAACCTTCAAAACCTATTATAATATTATCAGATACTGATGATGAAAAAGAAGAACCAAAAACAAAACCAAAAGTTCAAAGAAAAAAGAAACCTTCAAAACCTATTATAATATTATCAGATACTGATGATGAAAAAGAAGAACCAAAAGAAGAACCAAAAGAAGAACCAAAAGAAGAACCAAAAACAAAACCAAAAGTTCAAAGAAAAAAGAAAATTATAATAGAAGAAGAAGAAGAAGGAAAAAAAGAAGTTGTCAATTCTAATATTGAAGTTCAATCTAAAAAACAAACAAAAAAAAGAGTAACGAAACCTAAGAAAGATGGCACCATAAAAAATAAAAAGACTATTAAAATTATCGAAACACCGCCTGAAATTGTTTAAGATACAGAGTCTTCTTCTTCTTGCATTATGATATTATTTGATCCATTATAATTAAAAAAATAATTATTATTATCTGTATAGTGTATATATTTTAAATGATCTTTTAAAAATAATTCTTTATCATAATCATTAAAAATGATATGTTTATCATTTTCTTCTAAATTTTGAATTTTACGTATTTTACCATCTTTACAAAAATTATTTTTATAACTTATTTTTATTCTTCCAAAAAAACAATTAAAATTTTGAAGTTTCTTTAATTTGTTTTCCAAATAAATTAAATTGTTATATTTTATTGTTGGAATTAATAAATATTTACTATTTAAATATAATAATAAATATGGCAAAAAAACTTTAATTAACTTATTTTTTGAAAATTTATTATCAATAAAAATTTGTTTTTGTTTACTTTTATTTAAATTAAAATCTTCTATCATATTTAAAATATCACTATGTAAAGTGTCATTTAATGAATTTTTAATATAATTTTTAATAGAATATTCTCTCAATTCATGTTCATAACTATTAAAAAAAATACTTAAATTAAAATTACAATTACAAAATTTTAAAAATAATTCAACATCTTTTTTAAATATTAGTTTAGTTTTTTCTAAAAGAAAATAATAAATAGAATATAATATACTTTTCTCAAATGGTAAATTATTATATGGATTTTTAATTGATAAAGGTTCTGCAAAAAAAAAATGAGAATTTATTAATGACATGTTAATAATTTTTAATAAATCAGTTATTTTAAATAAGTATTTGGTTTTTTCTTGATAAATACAAATAATATTTTTATCATTTTCTTTTATTTCATTTAATTGCATATCTGTATTAACAACAAGTTGTGTTTTTTTAAATTTATACAAGTATGCAAATTTATTCAATGCATGATAAGTTTTTTGAATTTTATTAAAAATAAATAAAACTTCTTCTTCGCGTTTATTTTTTATTATAAAATTGTTGAAAATATGTTTTAAAAATATATATTTTTTTCTATACAAAGGTAAGCTATTTTTATCTATATGTAAAATATTATTAAATCCAAATACTCCTTTTAATAAATGGTCTACATTATCATTTTTATTATTTTGAGAAAAAAATAAGTTATTATCTATTTTTAATATTTTGTTGATAATTAAACTAAATATTAACGACATATTTTAAATTATTATTTATTATTTAATATTTAATTTTATAAAATATTTAATTTGTTTTTTCTCTACTTTTAAAATTTAAAATCCTGGATTATAATCATTGTCATCACCCATATCTTCTGCTTGAATTGTGATAACATTATTTTGTACCGCAATTTTACTAATGCTACATTTGTCATCTTGATTTTGTGATTCACCAAAGAACATTTCTATTTTCTCATCTACATTTACAGGTGTATATTCACTAGCTGCTTCTAATTTTTGCATTTCTTCAATATTTAATACAACTTGGAATGCACTTGTTCCAAAGAATCCTTCTTGACCACACATTACATTCGCAGAAACACCTCTAAGAGTATCTAGATCCGCATGTTTTGCAGCTTTCAGAAACATCTCAGGTGTTTCTTCAAAAGATGCTTTGGCAATTGGTCCAATATTATCATTATTTATACCATGTCTGAATATAGAAATCATTTTTTCAGTATAAGTCATTCTGTCTACAAGAACACTATAGTTGTGGAAATTTATATATGTTCCATCAAACTCTACTACTTCTACCAATTCATTATAAATAGCTTGTCTTGCTGCTTCGATACCTAAAACATTGTATATTTCTACAATATTATTGCTTAATGTTCTTTTGTTATCAATAAAACTGAGACCTAAAACATCTAGTAAATTTGTTCCAATAGTGTCTAAAACCCAAATGTCTTCTTTTTTATAAACACCATTATGTTCTACCATATTATCAACAACTTTGCGTAAAATTACTTTATTTATACCTTTTATACCTCTCAATACAACATTTTGCAATAATTGTTCTTGAAAGTTCTTTAGAATATAAATTTGATCTGATTGATCGAGAGGATTTACTTTTATTTTATTTTGTCCTTTACCATTATTTTTTATTACCTCATTCATTCTTATTCTAAAGATTAATTTGTCTGCATTGAAATCCGAATATATACAATTGATTTGATCTTCAAAACATGCTTTTAATGTATAATTTACATCATCCATTGTAATGTTTTTCTCAAGCATAACTTCATGATCCATCTCCATACGAATAATCCATTTCGATTTTTCATTTTCAACTGATTGTAAAGATGCTTCATTACATTCTTCTATCATATTTTCAAAAGCTCTGTATTGTTCAATTGTATCTTTATCATCTTCTATTAGAGAATTTAAATCATCTGGATCAAAACATACTTGCACCAACCTAACGATTTCTTCTAATTTTGTATGCTCTAACATATACATAATTGTTTGTGCTTTTTCTTTGCTTCTTTCGTCTTCGTGATTTAAATAGACACTTAGTGATGGATTTTTAATCTCGCTCGATAAAGATAAAATTTCTTCTATTCTAGGCACACCACGAGTGACGTTAGATTTAGAAGCCACTCCGGCAAAATGAAAAGTATCTCTTAAACACAGACCATTATAGATGTTAAAATTTTTTGTATCTGAAATTGTGAGATCATAAGCATAATTTGTAGTATTTTGGACTTCTTCAATTTTTTCAATTTGATCAAATAAAACATCTTTAAATTTATCTGCATGTCGAGTCTCAAAAACTATTTTACCATCAATCTCGTTTGGTATTGACAAATAATTTTTATTAATTTCGTAATCAAATTTGTAAGAATGTTCTGCAATTATTTTTGTATTTTCTATTTTATAATCAATTTTTGTATGTAACATTTGTGCTAATTTTTTTGCTTGTCTATTAGTTATATTTAAACGATACATTTGATGTATATTTTCAGGGAGAGTTCCTCTATTATTTGTTTTTTGTTTTGTATGTTTTTTAATAATACCATAAACATCTAAAATATTTAACATTTGTTGCACGTCCATTAATAAATTTTTAGAAACTGAGAACATTATGATAGATTTAGCATGAGCTTTTACACTTCCATCTCCTCCAATATATGCATCCAAGAATCCCGAGATACATTCTTTGTTAGAGAATATTATTTTATCAGATACAAATTTATTATGACTCAGCTTTCCACAGAATGATTCTAAAATACGACACAATATGGTATTATAAATTCGCAGATCTTGACTAGTCCACCCTTCTTGACACTTGTTTTCATGTCTATAAACTTTAGTAGTAATGTTCCATTTTTCACAAAGCTCCAAAATAGGTTTAAAATATTCTGCATCATTATTTGAAATAGATACTTGGAATTTTGTCATACATCCTTCTGATGCATAAGCACCCAATAAATAACCAAAATTATAATCTAATTCAATTACTTCAGGTATTGTGTAATCGCACATGTTTGTTTCTTTTGTATAAACACAATTTTCTGTCAAAGTTGTTTTTGATTTGCAACCATTTCTCAATTTTTCACTTACTTTGGCAACAAATGAATCACTTCTTTTATATGGTAATGTAAATGTTTTACCATAATGTTTTGACCACCATTGATGCTCATTCATTACTTCTTTTGCTTTTTTCATTTCTGATGAATAAATGTATTCAGTTGGAGATAAAACTTGTCTTAAATCTAAACTTGTTGATTCATTAAAATCGATTTGTTTCAAGCTAACAGGCAAGTAATCGCCAACTTTTAATTCACTACCTTCTGAAGCAATAATCTTACCATTTACTAATTTCAAGAATGACTTAGCTTTTGTGGCAATTACTTCGCGGTTTTCTTTTGTTGTAACTTTCAGCATAGTATTTGTTCCATCTTTATTAATAACAGGATGTCTTGTAACTGCTTCTATTTCTTTCCATACAATTTCACCATCTTCTGTACAAGAAGGTATCTCGTAATATTCGCTCATCTCTGCATAAGTAGTATCTTTATCTTTATAATATTCTAGTTTTTTTGGCATCTTAATATGTTTTTCAATGAATTCTCCAATCTCAATTTTTTGTATTTTTCCTTCACGATTCCTTACAATAATAGGTGTCTCAAATGTTACAGAATTCAGTGTGTTATGAACAATGACACCATAATCAGTCATAAATGTTTGATTACCAGGAATAGTGAAATCATAAACATAATTTGTTTGGACTGGGACATAATAATCAATTTTTATAATTTCATCCCATACTACGTTAGATGTAATTGCTTGTTCTATTATTTTTAATTCATCACTTATCAAATTTTGCGTATCATTTTCTTTGAAAGTCTGGTAATATTTTTCCAAAGTTCTGCGTCCAATACTTTCTTTATTTTTCCAGAATCCATAAGTTCTACTTTGTCCTGGTAATTTCAAAGTTTTACCACAATATGCAATTATTTCGCCTAGACCATTGATCTTATCAATTTGTTCTGATAAGAATTTCACATCATTTCTTTCTATAAACTGAACGAAATTTGTCAGTTTTTCATTATGTAATGTCGTACCAATACTGGTTTGGTAAATCTTGGCATATTTTGGTGCAATATTCAAATGATATAATGGTTTACCTTTATTTTCTTCTGTTTTAATATTTCCATAAATACCAAAATAGTTTAATAACAATGCCAAATCTTTAACAAGTTGTTGACTTCTACTACAACATCTCATTTGATGATGTTTTGAATCGCTTTGGAAATTACCATCACCATCAAAATAGCCTTGAAATAAAGCAGCTTTAAATTCTATAGACGCAGTAAATGCAAAATCAGGAACTCTCTTTACAAAGCTACCATTACCACATGTATTTAATAAAATAGAAGCTAATTCTTTGCATGTAAATTTTGTAGTAATAGATTTACCATATGCGCCTTGTTTTTCTATAACACGACATTCTTTTCCAAACAAGGCCGCTACTTTTTTAGTATTTTCTATATAATGTTCGGAAACATTTGTGATTGAAATCTCGTTGTAATTTAGATTGCCTTCAGCCAAATATGCACCAATAAACCATCCCATCAATGAATCCAAATTAATATTTTGATAAGTATCTTTTATAAACTCTTGGTTGTTTATTTGCGCGCAAACAGGAATACGCATTCCTTCTACCATCTCAGAACCTTTAATTGCAGTTACTTTTTGGTCTTTGCGAATAAGGTGGCTATGACTTGTTGTTGTATCAACTATTCTACCAGAACGAGTAGTTACTCTCATCATTTGTCCATTTACTGGATGTTTACTGACATGTGAAATTTTATTCCATGATGTTTTCTCATCTTCTGAGACACCAATAATATAAAATTCATTTTCTAAATCAGTGAGAATAGTCTCAACACTATCTACATGACCGGTGTTAAATGTTTTATCTAAATTATTTGCAATTATTTGGTCGCAAAATTCTCCCATAATAACAGATTTTATTTCAAAATCGCCTGTTAGAATATTTTTAATTACAATTTTGTGTTGTGATTCATATGTAACTGACATCTGTGTTGAGACCTCGCCAATACTTTGGCCTGCAATCATCCCCACCATTTCTCCAGGTGCAACAATTGATCTTTTATAATCCATGGTAATTGTGTCTAACAATAAAGTAAGAGCAGCTTTATTGAAACGTTTTATAATGAGGAGGTCCTTTGGAGATAAATAATAATAATAAAGTGTTTTGAATAGTTCGGTTGGAGGTGCATAGTATATTTTAGTCAAATTTTCGTAATACTTTTCAATCATTTCCAATGCTTCTAATAGCGTAATATCTACTAAAGATGAGATAGAAATATTGCATTGACCTTGAATATTACTAATAATATACGAAAATGCAACAGGACAATTAACAACAGAGTCGCTTTTATTTTTAAATACATATTTTATAATTGCTTCACGTTTTTCTATCATCATATCAATATATTTTTGTGTTTTCTCCATAAAATCGGTTAGCTGTTTCTTGTATCTTGTATAAACATTTTTTAAGAAAATATTGCTTAGTGTTTTAATTTTACCTGATTCTTCAGGAACAAGAAAATGAGCATAAATATCTTGTGTGGTCATTGATACTAGATTAATTTGTTGATTTTCTACTTTAATTGTATCTATATTATCATCTCCATAAGCAAATTGAACTATTTTATTTTTATTTGTACGGATGGTCATATCGTAGCTAACCATTAAGTCTTCTAGACCCTTAATTAATCTGCGTTGAATATATCCGGTGGTTGACGTTTTTACGGCGGTATCAATAAGACCAACACGACCACCCATTGCATGGAAGAATAGTTCTTGAGGAGATAAACCATTGATATAAGAACTTTCTACAAATCCGCGTGCACTTGGTGAATCATCATATTTTGTAAAGTGAGGTAACGTTCTGTTTTCAAAACCATAAGGAATACGTTTACCATCTACATTTTGTTGACCAAGACAAGAAATCATTTGAGAAATATTTAAATCAGAACCTTTTGAACCCGCATTCACCATGATTACGAATCGATTATCTTTATTCAGACTTTTTAACCCAATCTTTCCTGATTCTGAAGTGGCTTGATTTAAAATACTATTTACTTGCGTCTCGAATTCTTCTTCATTTGTTTTTCCTGTATTATTCTCAAAAATTCCAATTTGAACTTGATCTATTAAATTTTTGACATCTGTTTTCTTTTTTGTGATCACCTGGACGATCTCATCATTTGTTTTTTGATCTGAAATTAAGTCACTAATTCCAACACTAAAAGCAGCAGATTTCATATATTCTGTCACCACATTTTGCAAATCATCAATAAACTTGGCGGAAGCCATATTGCCGAAATCATTGCAAACACGTTGTAACAATCCTTTTGTTCCTGCACCCATAACACTTTTATCCATTTGTCCACGAATATATTTGCCATTCTTGATTTCGATAATGGCGTTTGATGTTTTGGGGTCATCTTTATCTTCTTTAAATGCTTTTGTTTTATATTTCATTGAAAGAGGTGGCATGATTTGGCTTAAAATATCGAAATTTGTTATTCCACCTTTCTCTTGAATATTTTGTATTAATTCTTTTTCATTTATTACATTGCACATCATTAGCAAGTTCATCGCATCACGAGGGGTGAATCTTATGTTTGGTCTCGTGAATTGATATGATCCTAACATAGAATCTTGGTATATGCCAATAATCGAACTATTATTTGCTGGGCTGACTATTTGATATGGTACTGCAGCCAAATTTCGTAATTCTGCCTCAGATTCTGGATCCTGTGGCATATGTAAATTCATTTCATCGCCGTCAAACGATAAATCCCTAAGGTTTCCCAAAGGGTCGGACTGTATCTTAAGCAAACTCAGGATAGCTAATCCTTCATTGTTCACCAACACCCGTTCAGTCTCTGAATGCCTTCCTTTGTCTGCTAAACGACATTAGGAAGTAACACTGCGGATTGCCCAATCCTCCACATTATTACCATACCCGAGTTCTATCTCGGCCATCTATAAGGTTTCCCAAATAAACTTGGTAGTGGTCAATGCTATTTATTAGATAGCACAGGCTCTAAGGGTATTCCCGCATCAAGGTGTTTCGCAAATAAATCAATATATATTTGAGGAAGTTGTATGTTTTGTTTTATATGATATTCTTTTAATTTATTCAAATGCTCTTTGATTTGTTCTTTTATAATTTTATTATTTTTTACTAAATTCTCTTTACACGACAGAGGCATAGTATTTCTCCAATTAAAAGCCAATAATTGTTCTGATTCATTAGATAAATTAAACTTGGAAATAGGTATTACATGGTCAATATGCCACTCTTTTCCATGATTTTCTAATGTACAATTATTGTTATAATTGAATATCCATTTAAAATATTCTTCAGAAGAACAACCTAAATACTCTACTGAGTGTTTGGTTTTATTTTTATATCTTAAACAATTGTAAATTCTGGTTCTTATGTAACGTTTAAACTTTTCTGTAGGATCATTTCTTTCACAATCTCTACATTTTAAACGATTATAACGAAATCTATTCTGGTGTTTAATTTCGTTACAATATTTACATTGTTTGTTTTCTAAACCAATTTTATTTTGTTCTTCTTCTTTTTGTTGTTGCCTTTCAATGACTTTTTTGTGTTTAAATTCACTTGCCATTTCAATCAACTTTTTTCTATGTTCTTCATTATTTTTATATTTCTGTCGTCTTTTAGAATTATTACATTCGCAGCAAATTGATCCACGTTTGTAAAATTCTTCTGAAGATTTAGATTTTTCACATTTAGAGCAAATCGTATACGTGACATTTATTGGTTTTGTAGTCTCCATATAATATTATTATATTTTCTATTTAAGTTGTTTCCTCAAACATATTTTGATTTATTTACTAGAGGGTTACACGCTTTTAGCGCCCCCTGTTGCTAACCTTGACGGCATTTATTACCTTAATTGGTAACAAAATTTCGATCAGCGTTGTATGGTTTAGTATCGGCGACATTCATTCTGAATGTGTCCCCATGCTTCATGACGCGAGCAATATGACACATCATGCTCATTCTATGAAGCGTTGGTTGACGATTAAATAGGATAGCATCTCCATCCATCATATGACGATGTACAATGTCACCTTCTTCAATTTCAATGGAATTCCTATCCAAATAATATCGCAAAGTGATTACTTCGCCATTTTTCTTTTCTAATGTTTTTGCACCAGGCCAAACATCTGCACCATTAATAACTAATTTGGTGAGAAATGCTTTATTAATCTTGTTTACAAAAACAGGCTTGGTGATATTTTTTGCAATTTTCATTGGAATTCCTAGTTCTTTTATGGAAATATTTGGATCCGCGGTAATGACTGAACGAGCACTAAAATCCACACGTTTAGCCATTAAATTGCCTCTCATGCGTCCACCTTTTCCATTTAATCGGTCTTTTATAGATTTCAAAGGTCTACCTGATCGCTGGGCAACTGAAGCCACACCAGGTATTTTATTGTCTACTTGTGTGGCGACATAATATTGTAGCACAGTCGTCCAATCATCGATTACATTTGCAGGCGCATTATTCATTATTTTCTCTTGAAGTGTTTTATTGGTCTTGATAATATTGACTAAAATATGTGTTAAATCATCTTCGGAACGTTGTTGAGCATCATGCTTTACAGATGGACGAACTGCAGGGGGCGGCACAGACATAACCTGACAAATCATCCAATCTGGACGCGAGAATACAGGACTAAAACCCATAAAAGTAACATCGTCATCAGAAATTCTTTTAAAACTTTTCAATACCATTTCAGGAGTTACTTTTATAATAATAGGTTCCGCATCAACCCCATCATTTTTCCATTCTGCCAATATGGTAGCAAGTCCTTCTTTACGAATCGTTTTGGGTTGTAATGTTCCGCAACCATCTTCGCTATCATCACCGCAACGTTTTGCTAAACAACATAATTTAAATACATATTTCCATCTGGCTTCTCCTTGCATTTTAAGAGCTTGTTTGTATTTATCTTTGCTTACCAAAAGTTTACTACATTTAAAACAAACACATCTCATACACTTCATTATAGTGCTTAAATATTGAATATAAAACACAGGACGAGCTAATTCAATATGACCAGCATAACCAGGTGTTTCCATATAATCTAGACCATCTGTAGGTGAAATAAGTCCAGGTTCTAAAACACCCATTCTTGGGTCAAATAGACCACCAATGACAGGTTTATTATTTATATAAGTATCACGACTGGTAATTTCAGCCACAGATCCTTTCCGAATTTCTTCCGGTGATTGGATACTAAATTGAATTCCAATTATTTTTGAATTTATACATGAATTATTGGAATTTGCAAATCTAGACATCTATTATACTATAAGATTATACATTTAAATTGTTTTTTTAATCAATTTTTTTATTTAGTTAAAATTAATTAGTTAAAATTAATTAATTATTTTATAAATTAAATTATAAATATGAAATGGTATTATTTTTATACAAAAGATTATGAATTTTGGCATAATCATTTAAGTTCTATATTAGATAAACATTATGAAATAAATCCAATATTAATGGATGATTTACCTATTAATAAAAAACTTGGCCAACATCATCTAGCTGGGAATACACAAAAAATAGAGTTAATTGTAGATTGTATACAAAAAAATTTAGGAAATAAAATAATATTTACTGATTGTACTATTTTTATAAATAAAAATAACTTATCTAAAATGAATGAATATATTACAGATTTAACAAAAAAATATTATGATTTAGTATTTGCAAGTGGAATTATTTTGAAATATAATATTTGTTTTTCATTAATTAATTGTAATGAAATTACATTAAATTTTTTTAAAGATATAATAAATATTATAAAAAATAATCAATTTACAAAACTTCTAGATGAAAATGTAACAAATGATTTACTATTATCAAAATATAAAGATATTAAATGTACTACTTTTGATAAACAAATATTATTATGTGATTTAATATGCGAGAATGATAATTTTTGTATGTATAAACAACATATATGTCCTACTAATAAAGTTATTAACTGGAATGCCCGAATAAAAATGTTATATTTAAATAATTTAATTAGTCTTGATGAATATAACAAAAATATTCTAGAATATGATATTTTTGAATATAAATTAATTCATTATTTAATGTTTTT